TAACTCCACTAGCATTATTAACATACCATACTACGCTACTAATAGTACCTGTACCAAGAAACCTAGACCAGTCTACACTGTAGTCCAGCAATTCATCTGGGTCTTTATTAGGCCAACGAAAAGACATATTTTACTCCTATGCTGCTACTCTTACGGTGCGTTCAAATGCTGTTGTTTGCGGTTCGCTATACGCTACCCTACTTTGTTTTTCAACCATTACAGTCCTGTCTTGTGAGTTATCTGTGGTTCCTATCCAGGCAAAGCGTACTACATTGGCTACATTAACCGTTCTTTCTACTGAAGATAGCTGCCTTTCAATATATACTAGGCGTTTTCTATCGTATGCATCTCTTAGATTGTAATAATTAAATAGACTAGCAGCACCATAACCACTAGCTAATCCCGATAAGTTTCCAAACGCACCTTGTATCAGAATAGTAAATATAGATGTTGTAGCTACACCGTTTACTGTGCTATGCCCATCCGCAATCCGAAGACCACCACCCGTAATCTGGGCGTTTCCTTGTACGCTTGCAGAAAGTAATCGTCTTACAGTGCTAACACCAACAGTTGTAGCTACGCCATTTATGGTTTCTGTCGGATTTCCTACAAACGAACCACCTGCTGGTGCAGATGTAGCAGTACCAGAAATGTTTGTAGTAACGGGTGTAATTGCATTTGCTACACTTGTTGTAGTACCTGCACCTAAAACACTAGCCGTAGTAACTGCTACATTTACAGGGCTTGCTGTTGCTGTTGCCGCACCTAATACACTTGTAGCTGCAGGTCTTACACGTAAAGATGCTCCAGATACAGTAGCAGAACCAGAAACAAGGACATCACCCGAAAGTAAACCTATGCCTACTGCAGATGAAGTACCAAAAGCAGAGATAGATGCGTTTACTATAAGTGTAGCTACTGCACTGCCAGCACCAGAACCTGCACCAGATATGTTTGCAGAAGCATCAAAGGTTCCTGATGCAAGTGAGGATAGGGGAAACGCACTTATTGCACCAGATGAAATCATCTATCTATATCCTATTTATTTTACTACAGCTAAACAACTAAGACTTCCAGTAAGTGCGTCCAGCAGCAATGACTTCGTTAATACGAGTGCAGTCTTTACCTGCCGTCACCCACTTGTCATCAAGCATATCTGTTTCCAGCTTCATAACAATATTGCCAACGGATTGCTTTTTTTCAACATCCGTAGCATCTTCCATTTTTAATCCGGCGATTATACTTTCGATCATGTCACACTCATGCAAGATGCGTAAGAAATCACGTTCCAATTCGTTTACAGCCATTTTTAATTTCCTTGTTCCAGTTGTTGTATTCTAGCTTCTAAGGCTTCGCATTTAGCGGATAACTCTTGTACCGCTTTAATAAGTATTGGGTAAGTTCTATTCGGAGCAGCCTCCCATTTTTCTGGGTTGTCAAATGAAACCATTCTAGTTCTGTTAGTTGAACTAAAATCCATTTCAACTTCTGCTAACTCTTGTGCAATAAAGCCAATATCTTTTGTTGCACCCATAGAGCCGTCACGCCTATTCCAAGTAAATTCGACAGGACGCATTGCATTTATAAAATCTAATCCATATGGTATGTCTTCGATAGCCGTCTTATCACGCTCATCAGACAGGCTTGATATTGAAGTCGTGTTGCACCTCAAACTGGATATGCTACTGTTACCAAGAGTAATTGTATTTGTTGCCGAAGAAACAGGTGCGTTTGCCCCATTTCCAAGATTAGTACAGTTTGAACTTCCTGCGTAAGTACTTCCAGCATCATGTCCTACGCAGACAATAGTATTTCCAGAAGATATATTAGTTCCAGAAGTATGTCCTACGCAGACATTATTGTAACCAGTGGTTATGGCACCGCCAGCACTATGTCCCATACATGTATTGTCATAACCGCTAGTTAAAGCATCCGCAGAGTATGAGCCAATTCCTACGTTGTCGTTTCCAGTGCCGCCAGCGTAGCCTGATCGATAGCCAACAAAAACGCAGTAATCTCCACCATCCATGTCGTAACCCGACACACGACCTACAGTTGTGCAGTATTGACTTCCACTACTTCCACTGTACTGAGATAAATGGCCTACACTTACACCATAAGAGCCTCCCCTAGCACGATAACCTATGCAAACTGAATCGGTAACAGTACCATTCATTCCGTCAGTTTCATAACCAACCATTGTAAGATCATCACCAGTAGTTATAAAGTCGCCAGACAAACCACCGATAAAAGTACTGTAGGTACTACCTGTAGCCGCTGTACCAGCCGAATTGCCTATAAAAGTATTATACGATGCAAATGTTGAAGGCGAATTATTACCAGCGTCCTTGCCGATGTACACACTGCTGGTCTCACCACCTTTAGATGCCTTTGTGATCGTCCCAGCGTCAGACATAAGTAAGCTGCTGCTTGACGCATCCCAAGTAAGATCGGCGTTACCAGAACTGCTGTAGAAAAAAATGTCGCCTGTAGCATGGTCTACTTGAAAACGAGTTGAGCCAGAAGTAGCAGCATCATTGGTAGTTAGAATTGTAAATTTACCAATGTTGTTCTGAAGTTGGGTATTTAGGTTACTTGTGTCAGTTTCAAAAAGACGTATGGTTGGATTGGTTGAAGATATTTCCATAGAACCAACATTGATATCGGCGGTTGTATTGATATCGCCGTTCCACTGCCCTGCATTGTTCCAGAGAGGGCGGTTACTAGCGATGTTCCACGAACCTGTGCTGTTGTCTGAAGCGTACCACTGACCACCATCATCGCCACTAAAAGCAAGCAACGCGTTGTATGAGTTGTCTGACGCGTGTACCCAGCTACCATTGTCATAGTAAAGTCCAGTGGAGAAGAAAGTTTTTCCACCACTCCACGGTAATACGCCCCATACAGTGTCGTATGTTCCGCTTTTCGCTACGATTGGTGATGAACTAGCGACAGCAGACTCAACTTGTAGACCGGCACTGGTTGTAATGCCCGCGCTATTGATGTCTACGTTTCCGCTGCTTTTTACAACAAATTTGTATCCGCTATCAGCATATACTCCTAAAGCCAGCGCATCGTGAGCCGCAGTTGCATCACTGCGAACCAACAAACCCTGTGCGTTAGCATCACTTCCAGTATTATAAATTCTTGAAACCCAAGTGTCTACGTCTCCTGTGGCATCTAAAATAAAACTAGGCGAACTCGTCCCAATGCCCACGTTTCCGCTGCTGTCGATTTTTGCGGCAAAACTGTTTCCTATGCGAAATTCTAGCCCAGTCGATGTAAAGCCAGTATCAATAATCCCTGTGCTATTACCTGCGCTGTAGGTTAGCTTGACACCATCTGTGCCACTTCCGAAAACAGATTGACCTCTTACATCAAGGGCTTCAGTAGGCGAACTCGTCCCAATGCCAACATTACCGCTGCTGTCGATGCGCATATGTTCACTAGAGCCAGCAGCATTGCGAAATATTTTATTTTCAGCGTTTATATAAATATCACCACCGCTAGCAGCGTTAATATTAAAGTTTCCGCTGTTTGCACCACCAGTAGTAATTGTATGGGTTGCCCCTGTCCCACGACTAGATACGAAATTTACAGTAGCATCTGTCGATAATACATCCACGCCTGTGGCGCTGGTTTCAAACTTGAGGGTATTATTGTGATAAAGGTTTACTGACGAATTTTCGTTAAATACTGCATAAGTTTGTCCAGAAGTGGTTCTGAAACGTATATCGTCTGACCCTTCGATATATAAATCACCAGTGCCATTATCTCTTACATAGCTATCACTACCATCGTGATAAATCTGCAAGTCAGACCCAGCACCGAAAATGGCCTTGTCGTTGTCGCCGAAGGTCAGGTCGCCAGCTAAAGCAGTATTCCCGCTTGCGTCTTGAAAGATGTACTTTTCAGCAGGAACGGTACAGAAAATAGTTTTGTCGCCAGCCGTCCAGTTAACCGCTGCATCAGCGTTACTAGACTGCAAAATAGTTGTTCTAGCAAGTGTTGTCCCAGAGGCTGTGTATGTACCTATTCCTACTTCAAAGTCAGCACCGCCAGTACACACATAATAAGTAGTATTACCATCGCCTATTTCAGCAAAGGATTCAAAACCATCAGCTGCGCCAGCAAGAGTATATGTACCCGTGCCAGTTGTAGTGGTGGTTTCTTTAATCCGATCAGCGATAGTAAGGGCCATATTAAGCCTCTGTTATGGTAATGCTGTTAACGGCAAAACGTAGAGTGTCACCATCAGCAATTGTCTTAGATGCTGTCAATGCACCGTAATACATCAGATTGCCTGCAGAAACTGCATCGTGAATACCAAAATGTGTAACAGTCCCCCATGCACCACCGGATGCAGTAAATTCAGTTACAGATGTTGGGCCAGATGCGCTACCACTACTAGCTGCACCAAACGAAGCAGTAAGTCTTGCATAACCATTGCCAGACACTTCTGTACCTGAATCAGTTTCACCCGGATCGGATGTGTATAATGAAATGTAAACAGTTGAAGAAGACAATGCTGACGTACCAAGCACGTGGTCCAGAATGGCGTTCTCCAAGTAATCAGATTTTGCAGACATTTTTTATTCTCCAATTAAAACAAAAAAGTAAGAGAGCAGTTTTCCCACTCTCTTACTATACCTATCACTAGGCGAGGTTGTAAACAGCGTTGACAAGAGCCTCTGGACGCAGAATCTTGCGACCATAGAGATGCATGCCACGAACAATGTCAGCAAAGCTGTCAGGGTCACGGTATGTCTCTGTCTTGTTAATCTGCTCTGCAGTAGCTACCGCTGAGTCGTGTCCAGCTACAATCACACCCATGTTAGTAGCGTTAGTACCACCAGTAGTTGATGGACCAGTACCAAGAATAGGCAGGTTGTTAGACACGTACACACGGAAACCATGCAAGTTGTTCAGGATCAAACCGTTCTGCAAGCCTGAACCGCCGAAGTCAGCGTCAAGGAGACGTGACTCTTCGTCCATCAGGATTTCTTTCAGAACTGGATCAATCACAATCCAACGCCCACGGCTGTCAACATTTTGCTCGTCTAGCTTACGTGCCATACGTGCAATGATCTGCAGTGGGTTAGCAGTACCAGTTGCTGAAGGTACGCCAGAAGTACCGGCACGAGGCACGATACCAATTGACTGAGCAGCAACACCGCCGTTGAAGTCAGATGCGTCCAGCTTGTTAGCTGCAAGCAATTCGTCTGAACCAGCAGCGGTATTTGCCTTTGAACCGTTAACAGTTGTGTTCACGGTGTCTGCATTTGCATGCAGGGCTGACTGCGAGTAACCTGACAAGTAGCCAAGAACATCTTGGTCATACTGGTCAGCAAGACGATATGCAGCACGGTCACTTGCCAAAGACTGGAAGTTAACGTGGCTGTGCGCCTCTTCAATGTCATCGACTTTGAATGCAAAGTAGTTTGCGCTGTCGATTGTCAGTGAGAAGTCAGCATCGTCAATTGCTTGTGGAACGATTGTTGTACCACGAAGGTATGCTGAAACTGAAATCTCAGGTTCTTTGATGATCTTCACTGAATCGCCCATGTTAGCGATTTCACCGAAGTAGTCGGAATTAGTAATCCCTTCACAAACAGCGGCCTTGCGGAAAGCAAGTTGCACCTGTTTGGAGTAGATTACTGGTGAAAAATTTCCGTTTGGTAGGTTAGTCCAACCTACTGCACTTCCAAATGCCATTGTAATATCTCCTATTATTAGCATTGTTCACAGATGCAAACATTACAATTCTTAGCAGAGGCTGACTAACGTAGGGTGTACTGCATACAAAGGTGGCCGCCGATGTATTTAGTAGGCCATGTTATTCAGGTAATCCGAAAGGGTTATTGTCGTTTGCGGATGATTTGTGTAACCAAGTAGCTACCTTAGTTACACGTATCTGACTATAGTTATATCTATTATTAACTATTTGTCAACTCTTTTTTAGTTTAATTATCTGGCTGAACCAGATACATCATAGACAAACTTTCCACTACGGATAGCTTCCATGATTTCGTCTGCCCTTTTCTCATATTCTTGAGGGGACATTTTCTGCACAACAGACTCTTTAATAAACGAACCAGTGTCGTCTTCTTGAGGCTTGCTGCGACTATTCTTTGTTGCTACAGACTTAGCTGCATCTTTATCTGACTTAGCTTTCTTAGTAGAAATACCCATGTCAGATTTGTACAAGTCAATGGCTCTTGCTGCAGAACGTGCATCGTTGTCGTTGTCGTACAGTGCATCTTGCACCCACTTAGGCTGATCATCCGCCCATGTATGAAACTCATCACTGTCACGAATCTGATCGAAATCAGGATGCAATCGCATTAGTTCTGCTTCGGCTTTTTCTTTTGTAGCACTAATTTGCATTTCATCAATTACTTTAAGGCGTTCTTCAAGAGCAGTAGATTGCTCACGTGCCTTTTTCATAGCAATTGTTTCAACGATAGCTGCTACATCTGGGTAGTCTGATGCCCACTGTTCGATGTCTTCATCTGACTTAGGCAGCTTCATTTCATTTTTAGTAGCTTGTTCTAGCTGCCGTTTCATTGCATCTAGTTCAGCTTTAAACTCTTCAGCCTGTTTTTGTTGATGTCGGCGCAAATCGGAGTAACGCTTTTTAAACGTCTTCTCTTCTGCACTGGTAGGTTCTTCTTCTTCTTGTTCTTCTACCTTACCTTCTTTAGCCATTTTTTGCTGTTCTAACAGTTCAGCAAGTTCTGCTTCTTCACGTTCACGTTTTTCTTCATTAGTGTATTTACGATTTGCAAATGCAACTTTCTTTTGTGATTGCATTTCTTCAGCCATAATTGTATCGTTCATTGTATTTCCTTTTGTTGGGGCCACTGTAGCCACACTGTCGGGCGTGGGGAGTGAGTAGCCAACTGATTGTGAGGTTGTTTTGCAAGCCCCTCACGCAGCTTGTTTAACCATCTCCAACACTTTCAGACCCCTCTGTAGAACCTCCGTCCATTCCATCAAGACCGCCGCCGGTGTCATTATCATTATTGTTGTTGCCAAACTCACCACCACCCGGCGTATTCTCACGGTATCCAGAAGACACTGCTGCGGCTGCACTTGTAGCTGCTTTTTCTGCTGCCTTTTCTCTGTTCGCCATAGCCGTATCCGTTTTTTGTCTTTCAGCCGCAGCTTCTTGAGCAACCCTGTTAGCTTCAAAGGCACTTCTAAAGCGTCCTGCGTCAACAACATTTCCTTTTTTCTCTTCTTCTTCTACTCTATCTACAAGAGAACGTAATGAGTCATTTACTCTAACACGACCATCATCAGAGCCTACAATATTTTCACCATACTTATCTACAAAGTTAGCTATTTTTTCCATTTCTTTTCTGTCAGATACATTTCCACGCATCATATCATTGTAGGTTGCAGCATCTAAAACCAAATCTAATGCTAACGTCTTGTCTTGACCCAATGGAGTTGCTCTTGTACCGGGAACTTTAATATCTGAAATAACAGCAAATTGTCCTTCTTTTAAAGATAGCTGCTCTCCAAATTTACCGTTTGTTAATCCATAAGCTAGACCAGAGGGAACATTCCCGAAGTAATCTTTTATAGCTTTTGCTGTGCCTAAAACACCTACTCCGGGCATTTCAATAGAAAATTTTCCGCTAAAAGCATTATCTACTAAACCAGCACGTCTACCTGTTGCTTGGGTTCCACCAAAAGAAACAGTAGGCTCAGTACTTACATCGTCTTCTCTACCGCCATCACCCTGTCCAGTAACTTGTGTTGTTTGAGTTGTTACAGGTGCTACCTCTTCTTCTTCACCTTTTAATTTATAACCTTCCGGTACAGTTGCAGGATTACCAGCTAAGTCAAGAAGCTGTCCTGTCTGTTTATTTTTCTTAAATACTAAAGTTTGATTAGCTTCATTTACGTAAGTAACAGTTTCGTACTCTACGCCCTCAGGACCAAAACCTACTACGCCTTGAAACGTAGGTGTTAGTTCTTGAGGAAGACGTACCGGCGTAAACGCTTGCTGTGGTGGTTTATATCCACCCATTGGGTTAGCGGGTGCAGAAGCTGCAACCATAGGGGCCTCAGCAACACCTGTAGTTGTAGGTGCCGAAGGCTGATAATAAACGCCGCTTTGTGGATCAGGATTTACAAATGTACCCTCTTGAGCATAAACTACACCACCTCTTGCAAACTCTTGTGTTTTATTATACTCTTCTTCGTCTTCCATGTCAAGGTCTTCAATAGAAAATGGCAAGTCATCTGGCATAGTAGCTTCTTCACTATTGCCCATCTGACCCATAGCTTCCATGCGCTTTAGGCCCATCTTAGCTTCTTGACGCATCTTCATAAGTTTTTCAAGACCAAAGTATCGCACTACGTCTGCAGGAAAAACAAATTCACCCTCACTAAGTTGAGCCGGAATATCATCACGTACTTCTTCTTGAGTGGAGCCGGGTGGCACTTCATTACCAGATACAGGGTCTACTGTACCGCCCTCATCCATAAGACCGCCATCTTCAAAGCCACGTGTTACAGGCTCAAAGAGTTCCATTTGTTCTGCCATACGTTTCATAGGTACCACTCCACCTTCGTTAAAAACTCGTATTTTACCGTCTTTTGTTCTGGCTGTTTTTTGACTAAACAGTTCTTTTAGTTCTGATAACTTTGGTTCTGTTACATTTTTTGCAAGTACAAGTGGACCGATTTGAATTACTTCATCTGCACGAGTAACAACATTACCGGTTTCTTTGTTATAAAAGTAACTACCCCTGTATGGGTTCATACCAACTTGTGTCCAGCCAGAATCTTTATCTGCTAAAACTTTTCTAGCAAACTCTTGTAATTCATAAGGGTCTTCTGGTACATAGTCACCAAATACACGGGCTATTGTCGCTTTGCCCATAGGTTTTTCTTCGCCAGATTTTTTAGCTACTCTTTTGCCTTTTGCAATATCTAAAGCAACTTCAGGGTCTGAACCAAATTCAATATTTTTTAATCTTATAGCTTGTCCATATCCAACAACAGAACCATTTCTAATCTTACCATCGTGTATAGATACAACCCACTTATCATACTCATTATATGCAGGTATATCTAATCTAGCACCTACACGCTGACCTGGCTCCAAGTCAAATCCTTTTACACCTAAAATGCCTTTTTCTGCTTTTTTACCCATAGACCCCACAACATCTGTTATTGTAGTCATTTCTGGCATTGTTTCAGCAGTATACAGTTGCGGTTCTGGGAATACTTCTTTAATACGCTTACGTGATTCCTTTGATGTTATATTACCTTGAAACAAATCTTCCGCAGCTTGTTGTGCTTCTGGTATGTTTTTTTGTCTTTGCGATTCTGGAAGACGGTTAGCATCCCGCCACTCTTGTAGTTTTTCTGCATTATCTACTAATTTTTCTGCTTCACCGATATCTTTTTTACGAAATGATTTTGCTGCAGCTTTAATTGGTTTATTTAAAATGTCTCCACCGGGAAGAATACCTACACCTAATGCTGCTGTTCCTAATGCTGCACTAGTATAATTACCCTTAGATACATCACTTGCAATTTCTTTAGCCAGCATTGCTTCGCCAAGAATAGGAACATTTTCTGCAAGAGTTTTTCTGTCTTGCATTACTTCTTTTTCTGTTCGTGTTTCTTTACTTCCCATATAGGGAGCAGAAAAACCCATTGACTGCATTTGCTTTTTAGCTTTATCTGCTGGTTTATCCATCTGCGTTAGCTACGTCCTCACGTAATCGTTTAATCTTACGTAGTACATCTATAGCACCCTGTGCTTTGTGTACTGTTATCATATTCTCTGATTGTTCTAGCACCTTATGATGCTGGTCTACCATGTTATCCAAATACTTACTGAAGTGGTCCCATTGGCGGTTGTTGCCCACCAGCGGCTTGAGCTTGCTGAGGAGTTCCCGGCTGTTGTCCTTGTCCATTTGCACTAAATCCTTGTTCACCCGGCACAGGAGCCTGTCCTACACCTATATTGCCACCGCCTGCACCAGAGGTATCCATTGCATCCGCACCCGCTGGTGCGCCTTCCTGCGGTCCTGCAGGGGCTTGGAAGCCTTTCATAATCTCTGCTTGCAGTGCAGCTTCGTCCATATTGTTGGTTACTTTGTCGGGGTCTAAGTCCATAGACTTTGCAATCTCACGGATTACATACTGGAACTTAGCAAAAGGTGCAAGTGCTGGGCTGCTTGCAATCTGCAAGAATTGCATCAACCGCTGGCTACGTACTTCATTAGCCATTAGGCTTTCAGTACCACGAGCCTTAACTTCTAAGTCGCCTTTGATTTCTGGATCAAAGTCAAACTGCATGTTAAAACGAAACAGCCCTTCACCTAACGGACGAAGAAGATAGTCGTCTACGTTTTTAATAACAGTTTTTGTGCCGCCTTGCGCAGCACCCATAAGCATAGAGATACCACTAGCTGTACGGCCTACACCGCTAATACCAGTCTGTCCATGCGCAAATGATGGGAAGCCTGTGCTTTCATCCGCTAGCACACGAGCCTTGTCAAATAGCATCATATTCTCTTGTGACACGTTTGGAAATTTAGTGCCAAAGATAGCTTGACCCGGTGCGCCACCTTGTCTGCGAAAAATTTTGCCGGGATACAAAGACAAGTCCTGACCCGGTACTAGATTGGTTTCGTCTACTTCTACAATTAGATTGCCAGACAATACGGCGTTATCAACAGCCATACGCATAAAGCCATTCATTAGTGTCTGCGTATCATCCATGTTTTCAGCAATACCTACACCAAAGAATGAGTAGGGGTTCAACTCGTATGGCGCAGCACAGTATGGAATTTTAGCTGGCTTGAATGGGTTAAGAACCATACGCAGCAATCTACCGTTACATATCCAGACGTTAGCCTGCAGTTCGTCAAACTCTTTAAGTTCTTTTGGAATGTCGATGCCTTGCTCTTCTAGCAATGTAGTATCGACCATGCCCCAGTATTCAAGCACTTCAAACCGATCTACACCATGATCTGGTGCATAGTCGGACAGGTCATCTTCCCAGTATTTCTTTTCGTAGTTCTCACCCATTTGGATGACTTCATCAATAACGCCACCTCTAAAGTAAGGTCTACGCTTTAAATTACGTAATTGTGTACGGGACATTTTGTGACGCTCAATTACATATTGGGCTTCGTCCATGTTATTGGCATCTGGGTCTGCATAAAAGTTCCATACAGATACGTGATTTACCTGTGGGATTGTTTTAAATAACGGATCATAGTTCCCGTCTTCATCCCAATTAGGATATTCTTTGTCTACTGCAAACGGACCTTTCATTACGCCCGTGCCAAACAAGGCCATCTCAAATGCTGCACTACGTAAATGCTTAGTTGCCCCTGACTCTTCAAGTTGGTCGTGTATTTTCTTTTGCATCTTTTTAGCAGCAATCATAGCTGGGCTAAATGAAATTGCTGTAGGTGTTTTGCCCGGACCTTCTCTCAGTTTATCCTGAATAGGCTCCAGTTTATTCTGCATAACACCTAGTTTTTCCTGTAGTGTCTTAGCAGTAGCACCCGGTGGTAAGTCTTCACCATCACCAGCAAAACCATAAGGGCTAACATTTGGATCAGACTGTAACTGCTCTGGTTCTTGTGGATCAAAGCTAACGTCTGCGACTACACCTTCTGGTAATTCAGTAGGCTCAATAGAAAGAGGAAAACGCTGGTTAGCAAATAGCACATCAACGATTTGCCCATAAGCTGCCAGCGTTTTAGTTTTTGTGACTTTAATAAAGACACGAGATTTTTCTGCTTCTGTAAATTGAACATCAGGACCATACAAACCACGATAATTGCGGTAGGCACGAAGCCAGCGTTCTTCGTCCTGATACCTATAGTCTTCGGAACGATTATAACGCTCCATAATAAATGGAATGATGCTACTTACGTCTACATCAGAAATAGATGTATCTTCACTGTCTTCTAGTGCGATAGCATCATCTTCAATCATAATTTCATCATCAGCCATATTATTTT